TGAAAGTTCCACTGGGGACAGATTCGAGGCAAGAACTGACGTTCCCCAATATGGCATCTACTATACGAGCCCTCCCGTCCACTGATAAAGCAGGCCGTTCCGCCACTGCGTCACTGGTAATCATGGATGAAGCCGACTTCCATGAGCATCTGGACGCCAACTATGCCGCTGTAAAGCCCACGATTGACGACCACGGCGGGCAACTGATAGTCGTATCCACTTCTAATGCCATGAACGCCCGTTCTTTATTTAAGATTCTGTATAAAGAATCCCCCATGAACGGGTTCAAGCGGGTGTTCTATGGATGGAACGTCAGGCCCGGTAGAACGAACGAATGGTACCTAGCCCGACAACAGGAGTACCACGATAGGTCTCTGTTCGAGAAGGAATACCCTAATAGTGATGACGAAGCACTAGCTCCGCCACGCACCATTGCTGCATTTGACCCCGAGATACTGAACCAGATGTCGCATGATGTGAAGAAACCTATCGAACAAATGCAATGCGGCCCAGAAAAAGCCAATATCTATCAAGACTTCCAGATAGGTAAGCGGTATGCAGCCGGTACGGACACATCCCACGGCACCGGCGGCGACGATGCTGTCACTGTTATAATCGACGTTGCCACTGGGTATGTTGTTGCAGATATACAGACTAATACTCTGCCTCCTGAACAGCTTGCTCTTGCTTCTATAGACTTGATGGCCCGGTACCATAACCCGATATGGGGCATTGAGGATAACGACTGGGGCATCCTTACTATCCAGTACGCTCGGTCAGCACGTTACCCACGGCTTTACTACAGGGATGAAGACAAGGCGGGATGGCACACTGATGAACGCTCTAGGTACATGCTATGGGGTGAACTAATCGAGGCAGTCTCGGCCCGTATCATCACAGTGGCTAGTGAGGAAGGACTATCACAGTTCTTCTCTGTAATTAGGAACCCCAAGAAGAACGGTCGTATCGAAGCCCAGTACGGAGCCCATGATGACTACCCGTTGGCCGTGGGAATCGCATGGCAGTTACGACGTTTTGCCCAAGCCGCAGGCCGTCCGAAGCAAAATGCTGACCCGATGCGCGAATTCTTTTCTGTAAAACGCTTCTTGAGGTGGTGATATGCCCTTAGACGAGCAACCTACGTGTGAATATGTAGAGAAAATAGCGAAACATCTTGAAGGTCTATGGAGTCGCACCCATGCCAAATGGATGCACATTGATAGTTATTACAACCAGACCTTTCAGATGTGGCCCGCTGGACTGAATAGACCAGAATGGCTGAAGCCTTCTCGTTCACGTTCTATCGTTGACCATGCCGCTGACCATCAGTTGGCCCACGACCCTATCGTCCACCGCATGCCTGCCGATGAAGGCGTGATGCACAAACGCCGCGCCGACAAAGTAGAGCCCGCGCTCAAGGCCATCATGGACGAAGCGTCTTTGATGGAGCCCTCACTCACATGGAAGCAGGTCGGAAAGCACCTACTCTTATACGGGTATGCCGTCGTAGAAGACGGTATGGACGGTAACGTTCTACATGACAGGGACGACAAGCCCCGCCGTGGCCGCGATGAGACCGAAGAAGAGTACAAAATCAGGCAGAGATTAGCCGCAGCTAAGGCAGAGATGATGATGCCCTTCCGCACCAGGGCACCACATCCTGCCAGAGTTCTACTCGACCCTACGGAGAAAGAACCGAAGGTCGCAGTCAAACATACCTACCGTTACTCCAAAGACCTTGAGGACATGACCAAGGCCAGAATGACATCCACCGGCAAGCCCAAGCGTGGCTCTGTCACTAAATGGGTCTGTGATGACGAACCATTCGCACTCATTGAGACCTACGAATACTGGTCTGAGTGCTGGCACGCCATGGTAGCGGATGGCAATATGCTATTCGTTGAGAAGAATACCTGGGGATTCGTGCCTTATAGCCATGCCTATGCAGGGTACGGCCAAGAAGTTACCAGCTATACCGAAGTTGACCCGTCATATATGGCGGTTGGCATCTTGGAGCCTGTCTTGCCAGTGCTTAAAGCCCAAGCCCAGGCTGTAGCCGGTCGGCATAACGCTCTGATGGAGGCGACGTTCAACCCAACTGGCACCACCATGGACTCTGCCGAGCTTCAAGAGCAGTTGTCTACTGGTGATGTCATTGAGATGGGTAGCCGAAGCGATGTGTGGAAGATGGAGATACCACAGTTGCCACGGTGGATGTTCCAGTCGGAAGAATGGCTAGATAAAGACATTGAGATGGGCACATTCGCCCGGTCTTTGGCCGGTGTAAGGGAACAAGGCGTGTCCACAGTGGGTCAACAGGCCATCCTGTCTACCGCCGCTGGCAGAAAGTTCGCATCTCCAGCCAGACAACTAGAACATCTAGCCAGTAGGTCTGCATCCCACGTACTACAACTGATAGACATCATGGGATTGCGGCTTAATGTCCACGGTCACAAGATTACTCCGCAAGACATAGAACATAATTACTCGGTGAGGGTGAGCTTTGACCTTATCGACCCCGTATTGCAACTGCAGAACCGTGAACTAGGCATGCGGGAAGTCCAACAAGGACTGAAATCTAAGGAGACCTACTGGTCTGCTGATGCCCGACTCGAAGATGCGACGGGTGAAAGACGACGACTCCTAGAAGATTTGATTCGTACCGACCCCGAAGTACAGCGACTGCTCGCTGGCGAAGTGCTGCGTGAAGCTGGATTGCTACAAGCTATCGAAGCAGCGCGTGCAGAAGAAGAAGCCATGGCTGCGGCAGCCCAAGGTGGCGGCGGAGCCCCTGGTGGAGCCCCTGGTGGAGGTGGAGGCATGCCTCCTTCAGAACCTCCAGTCCTTGGGCCGGACGGTATGCCACTTAACCAGACGATGGGCACGGGTGGGCTCAGGCCAGTACGCGACCCACTCACGCCTGACGTTGCTAAACCTAGCCGGATAGGAGCGTCGAGAGCATGACCACTCAATATCAGTACGATGACGGCATGTCTGACTTTACCAATGCTGTATTTAGTATTCTTGGTGACTACGAGGCCGGGAATGAAAAGGCTGCATCTAGCCAAGATACAGAGTTCATGAAGAAATCCATGACACCCGCAGAGGCTAGGTCGAATATAGAGAAAATGGGGCCGCAAGAGCGGGCTGAATTACTGCGCGATATGGGCCAGCAAGCCATTATGGACATCATGATGCCTGGAGGGAAGAACCGTGGCAATCGAAGCACCTGAGATAAGACAACTCGGCAAAGGCGACGACCGCAGATTCCAATGGAAGTTTTCTGACGGTGAGTGGCGCGACATGTTGCCAACGCTGACCGTAGACCTCGAAAAGAAACTGCAGGACGCCTTTCATAGCCGCACTGGTCGCGGTGGTGCGAGTGCGTTCGACAGTACTACCAGTGAATATTCAAAGAAGTATCCAGGCGAAGACTTGAACTTCATGGATTTAATGGCCACATCAGACATATTGCCTGATTATCTCAAAGAGAATACTGCTCAGGGTTATGCGGCAGTGCTTGGAAATGTATGGGGAGAAGTCACTGGAAATGACCCTGACAAATTACAAAAACATAATGATTTTAAGAAAGGGGAGTGGACAAAAAGATGGAGTAATTCCCCTGCAGGTTTCAACTGGGATGGACGTGAGTACACTCATGAAAACGATTACGCCGCAGCGATGACAGCGGGCGACCCTAACTCTGTTGGAGTGTCATGGGGTGAAGCGTCTCCTCAAGAGATAGCCGACCTCTTCACTGACATGAGTGAGGAAGCGGCGGCTGAATATAACTGGTCTGCGTTAGCAAAAGACCGTGGCTACACCATAGATTGGTCTGACCCTAATGCCGCTTATGCCTTCCTAGACCGCGCACAAGATGATTTAGAACGCGGGCGCATCTATACCGACCATGACAATTACAGAGGTATAGACCTGACAGAGCCTCAAGGCCCAGAGCTGCCGCCTGGTGGTACAGGGGGTGGTGATGGTGATGGCCGTAAAGTCGTTTATGAATCCGGCAATGAGTCCATGGCAACCATGGCGGCTGGGAATATTGAGAACTCCAAGGTTGAAGAGCGTGACGGTAAGTTCGTAGTCACCGTCCCGCCGGGGCAAGGCGGATGGGGGAGCCAAGAAGACGCCGAGGCATGGTTGCAGAAGACCGGTGGTGATACAGGTAATTTCGAGGTCGCTCCTGGCGGACAGGGCCAATGGTTCATCCGTGAAAAAGCAGATACAGGCGGCAAACATGGCGATAAAGCCGCAGCAGATAAATGGATTGCCGAGACTGGTGGCGGCGATTCTAACCTTGAGTCTATACCAGACGGGTTAGGCAACTGGGTAGTCCGTGAAAAAGCAAAGGAAAAGGAAAGGACATATTCAACTGCGGATACCTTAGACGCCGAAGGTAAAACCGTAGCTGGAACTCCCGGCGATATGTTCCAGCCGACCATCACGGAAGACCCGACAGGTCGTAAGTTTGGTATGACTGCTGGCGGCGAC